GTCCCGTTCTTTTTCGGACTGAATATTCTCAAGAAGCGCTCCCGTTTCGCATAAGCATCATCTGGTGAGCTAGCAACGATTGTACCTTCAAGTGTGATATTTCTCATGTCCAACGTCGACGAAATGTAAAAGGCACCATCTTGCTCAGGTGCCTTGAAGGTATTGACGGTTTGGCGTAAGCTCCCGGTGCCATCTATTTTTGTTAGAAAAAACGGGCGAGACTGTCGTAAAGTGATGCTCTCACCGCTTGAGTTTATATAGCTTATTTCCATATGTTTTCCTTTCTAATATTCCAGTGCCAACTTCCGTGACAAGTTTTTAAACTCTCTTGCTATTTCTTTTTCAGATAATGCCTTTGGAGTGACAACAGAAATATTTTGGGTTATGGCCGTGTTGCCGCCACTATTTATTCTGGTACGATTGGGATTTCCATTTTCAGATTCCACATCCGGCATATCAAAACTTGTAGGAATGGCATTTTGCATATCACGTGCAACACTATCCATTGCTCGTTCAAATCCTACACCTATACCCAGTCCCATATTGCCGCCCAGCTGTGCAAATAATGTAGAAGGCGATTTGATCCCAAAAAAGTCTTTAATACGAGATACCACATTCCCAAAAAAGCCAGAGATTTTGTCCCATAACCAAGTGCCTGCATCCGATATACCTTTCCATAAACCCTTGATCAGATCGCCACCTACTTGTACGATTTGTCCTACTGAGCCGGTAAGAGCTTTTACCAATCCGGTGATGATCTGTGGCACAGCTTTTACGATCTCAACTATGATGGTGGGAAGATTCTCGATTAGGGCTACGAAAAGCTGTACACCTGCCAGGATAATTTTGTCGATATTTCCAATTACAGCACCGACCAGTGAAGTAACAATTTTCGGGATAGCAGTAACTATGGAAGTTATAATCTGTGGTAACGCTCGTATAAGTGAAATCAGCAATTGGATTCCGGCATCAATAATAAGAGGAATAGCATTGATCACAGCATCGATGATGCCGTCAATTATTTTCGGGATGGCTTCAACAATAGCAGTTATGATAATAGGCAGAGCTGTCACCAGTGATATTAAAAGCTCTATTCCAGCATCTATAATCTGTGGAATTGCACTAATGATAAAATCTACCAACGCTATAATGATTGCAGGCAAAGCCTCGATTAGTTGTGGAATTGCTTCTAGCAAACCTTGTGCTAAGCCAAGAATCAGCTGAAGGGCTGCCTCCAAAATCAGAGGCAAATTTTCTATCAGGCCTTGTACGATCTGTGTTACCGCCAAAACTGCAGCAGGGATTAGCTGAGGAAGGGCGTCAGCAATACCACTTACGATTGTGCCGACCATCTGGATTGCAGCAGTGGTTAGCGTAGGCAATAATTCCACAATTCCATTCACTAGCGTCATCAAAAGCACAACAGCTGCTTTTGTAATTTGTGGGAGCGCAGCGGTCAACCCCTTAACTAAGGATATGACGATTTCAGATGCTGCTTCCACCACCACAGGTAGCTGCTCAGAAATAAATTGTATGGCTTCTTGAAGAATTCCACCCAGCGCATCAATTAACCCCTGTGCACCGTCCTTTTCAAAAGCGGTGGACAATTCACCTACCCATCCATTTACCATTGGTAGAACTGACCCGGAGAGCATGCTGGTAAGACCCCCAGCAAGCTGACCTTTAAGGGAAGCTACCCCATCCGCCAAAGTGGACATTTGACCAGTAAAAGTTTTTGACTGCGATTCCATGGAACCATAGAAACGGCCGCCTTCAGAAGTGGCTGACGCGAAAGCTTCGGCTACCATATCTGCGGATATTGCACCCTTAGACATTTCTTCTTTTAACTCGCCAATGGATTTCCCCGTCTTTCTCGAGATTTCTTCCAGAGGATTAAATCCGGCGTTTATCATTTGCATCAGGTCTTGACCAGTAAGTTTGCCGGTTGAAGACATCTGGGCGAACGCAAGGGTTAAGCTTTTAAATTTCTCTGCGTCACCTTGAGATATATCTCCTAACTCTTTCATATGCTTTTGGGCATCGGCGGCTGACATGCCAAAACTCATTAAAACTTGAGCCGACTGGGCCAGATCCTGCATTCCAAAAGGTGTAGCAGCGGCTTCCTTTTTTAGATCGTTGACTAGTTTTTGAGCTTCGGCTTCATCTCCGAGCATGGTTGTGAAGGAAGTTGTATACCCCTCCATCTGCGCGTTATATGCAACACCATCCTTCATAGCTCCGACAAAGGATCTACCGATTTCTGCGATTGCACTACCCAGGGCTTTAACTCCGCCTATGATGACATCAGAAAGAAGGTTTGCTTTTAATACGTCTCCGAAGACAGACGTGCTTTTACCAGCGCTGTCCATTTGGTCGCCTACGTCATCAATGTTATCAGCAAGATTGTCAGCGGCTTTGGCAGCATCGCCCATGTTGTCTGCACCCTTGTCCGTGGCTTCGGCATGATCGCGTAAGGATTTGTTGTTGTCATTTAGCTCACGCTCCATGCCGTTTAGTTCTGCAAGGGCCTTGTTCAATTGGATCTGCCAATTTTGAGTTCTACGATCGTTTTCCCCAAATGAAGTAGATGCGTTATCCAAGGCTGCACGTAGTGTCTCGATTTTGTTTTTCTGGGTATCGATCTCTTTGTTTAACACTTCGTTTCGAGAAGTAAGCGCTCCGATACTTTTATCGTTTTTATCAAACTGAGAGGATACCAGTGCCATTTCACTACCAAGCACTTTAAACGCCTGATTGATCTCAGAAAGAGCCTTTTTAAACTCTTTTTCGCCTTCAACTCCAATTTTTAAGCCAAAGTTGTCTGCCACAATCTTTCACCTCTTTCCTTAGGTAAGTCCATCCGGGATTATATCTTCTATAAATAGATCAGCTTTAGGATGAGAAATCCCGATAAACTGTCGGTGGCATTCCCATAGATCTAAAAGAAAGCCAATAGGTGTTAGCCAGGCTTCTTCTTCGGAACGGTTTAAATGAACCGTTGCGTAATATAAAAGTCGGGTAAACAGCTCGTTATCGTTTACCCGACTTTGACGTTTTTTGATTTTGATACTCCAGTAGAGTTTTCTTCGCTTTCAATCTCACGTTTTGTTCCCTTAAACATTGCATCCGTAATGGCTGATTTGTATGCTGTTAATTCTAAGGGCGTGGTTAAAAGCTCGACTTCTTCTTCGCTGAGTAGTGTTTTGGGTACATCCTTATTTTTTAGGTTATGAATCAATATCGACTGATTTGCCAGCAATGTGATCAACCAAATAATCTCATCAAGTGCCATCTCGAAATTTTCTGTCTTCATAAGTTTCTCTCCGAGATTTTCCAACCCGCCATATCTTTTAGCAATTTCTTTAGTAGCACGTGTTGTGAGAATTAATTCATATTCAATATCTCCTATGCGAATAAAAGAACTTCTATCCTTGTCCATAAATTACACCCCCGCAGCATAAACGGGTTCATACACTTGGGTGTACCAACCAGTAATTACTGAAGCCGGAACACTGGCATCGCCCTCTGTCATTTCAGCCTTCCAAGGATGCTTACCGTTACCATCCAGCTTGTTTCTGCGCATGACTGTTCCTTCAATAGTAGGCGTAGAAAAAGTGATGGAGTCGCCTTTGGTTTGCAGATTGGTCGCCGGAAGCCCAAACTTCACACGGTAGAGCCAAAAATAACGGTACCTGCCATCTGCCTTCTGTGCTCGAAAGCCCACCGCAACAGGAGCGCCTGCACTTTCACTGGCAGATATTAGTACTCCGTTATCGTCTGTACTAGCGCCAGTTAAATCCGTAGCAGCACTTATACCTATATCATCCACACTAAGCGATAGCTTCCCACTCTTGAAATCTTTGATTACTTCAGCAGCACCGTCATCTGCATATAGTACCGCCTCAGTCAATTCAACAGACAAATCTGCTTTGATGGCTTTTGCCAAAACCGCAGGCAACCCGTAGGTTTCTTCGCCGTTCTCATCCTCTGTTATTTTTGAATAGTAGAGTTTATCTAATCCGATTGTAGCCATTTTTTTTATTCCTCCAATTTGTAGTTTTTCGCCACATCAATGGCGTAATGGAAATAGCCGGTGTCATCCTCATGTCCAATGTACCGGCGGTCGGTTATTATAAAATCCGCATCCAAGAGGATACGGACAATTTGGTTTTTGAGAGCTGTGTAACTTCCTTTGTCAAACAGGGATATCCTTGCCTCCTGGATTTCATGTCGTGGTTTATCATCGGTATAAAGCTCGAACGTATCCACCATCGGCGTGATCACAGCGTATCGATTTGGTGCAGGATCTGAAAACACACCCGTTTCCACAGGAATGATCGCTGAGATGAGGCTGTTCATTTCACTAAGAAGACTCATATTTTTCGGACCTCCTCTTCAAATCTCGCGATCATCGCATCAACACAGGCCTTTCTACTTGCTGTTTTTGCGGGCTTCAGAAAAGGTTTAGGCGGTTGTCCATGTTTGCCATATTCCAAAACACTTGCAACCATCGCATTGCTTTTACCTTCCTTTCGAGGTTCAGAAAAACCAACCTTGACGTTGAAATTTCCGTCCCTATCTTGTCTGGCAGAGGAAATACCAAGGGCTGAAACGAGCTCACCAGTGGATCTGCTTTCTTCCTTCGTACCATTTCCAATAACACTCTGGAGATTGCTTTTTACTTTTACCTCGACTACCTCCCCTCCTGCTTTCAGTACGCGGGGGATAATTTCATCTGTTTTCTCGCCAAGCTGTGAGATCTTCATCAGGAAGTCATCTGGCATTTTAAATATTGCTTTAGCCACCGGGTTTCACCTCCTTTGCAAGTACCTCAATATACATGCCGCGTCCTTTGATGTCCTCCACCGAGGTGATTTCAAAACGACCTTCTTTGTTCATTACAACCATATCGGTTGTGATAGTAATATTAGGGATTTTACGTAAACGGAAAAGGTCGGTGGCTTCAGAGAAGGTGGCTCTATTTGCCCATTTTTCGTTACCGTGCCGACCCTCCCGATACGCTTTGACAGAGGCGATGATATTGTCGATTTCCGATCGAAAACCCTCCGGATCTTTCGTAGTCACTTTTTCAACGATGTCAATAAAGGTGTTCATCTTTCCATAGCTCATAATCACACCTTCCAATCCCGGTCCAGCCGAAGTAAAAGGTTGACCGTATTCCACACTTGTTGTCCAGCCTGGACATTGTCTGCAAAAAAGCCACCCGTGCTGCCGTCCCTTGATTCATAAAAATGGGACGACAGCATGATAACGGCTTGCTCTGTGGTGGGTGGCATTGCGTTTTCGGTGTAGTTGTTTTCGGGTAAATGCTGATAGCTCTCGGCATACCTAATGGCAGCGGTGATGTACATCTGCAATAGCTCATCATCCGCCGAATGCTCAAGGATGAGGTTTGCTTTAACTTTTTCGAGCAGTGTCATACCGTCACCATCCTTTCATCGTTTCTAACTATCAGCCGCCATCAATCCGGCAGCCTTTAGTTTTGCCAGCAGCGCATTGAAATCAACAACGAGTCCGGCAATGGTTGTAGCGGTTGAATCTGACTGGTTTTCAGCCGGAGTGAACTGTGTAGGGAGCCCCGTTACCGAAGCTCCCTCTTTTATTTCGAGCGTACCGCTAATGACTGTTTTTTCTCCACCTTGCTCGGTGTAGTTTTTTACGTTATAGCTCATGATGCACCTCCGTTAGGCTTTCTGCTGGAGCACCTTGATGGCCTCCGGCAGAATCAATTTTCCATCAATGCGCTGAGTTGCAACAAAGCCTACCTGACCGGTAGCAGCATAGAGCTCGTTAAGTCTCTTGAAAACACGACCCTGACGATCGGCGACCCAGTAATAACCAAAATCACCGAACACGACCGTCTTTGCTGTCGATGCAATCGCAGGTACGTAAGCCGAAGTGTACAGCGGTCTGTTCAAAATGGTGTCCGGTGTACCGGCCTGTAGTGACGGCTGCCAGAGGTATTGTCCCTGACCGTCCTTCAGCTTGCGGATCGCTTTAACAGTGGCATCGTTCATAACGAACACCGCTTTGTTTCGGTACGGTGCTTTAAGGGAGTAGAACAGGTCAAGCACCTCGTCGATGGTGATGGCTGTAGCGCTCGCAGTGGTTACACCGAGTTGTGCACCTCCGGTAGCAGCAAGGATGCCGGTAGGTTTACCGGAGCCGTCGCCAGTGAAGAATGCATCTTCTTCCTTGTTGCCGATACGTCTGGCGAACTCTTTTGCAATGTAGGTTTCAAGATTAAATACGCTGTCGTTAAGCAGCTCTTCAGAAACCTTGATCATTGTTCCTAGCTTATAAGCTCCGATGGACACCTGTCCAAAGCTGTCATCGCTTTCCGGGATTGCACCTTCCTCGTCGATCCAGGATGCTGTGCCCTTGGATGCTACAACTGGGATTTTTCGGTCGCCGGAAGAAGTGGTTATGACATTAGCCAACCTTCTGAAAATGTTCTCATCATCGAGAGCTTCCACAAGGGTACGCTCAAATTCATCCGGCACAAGGTAGCCGCCTTCAGTATCGGTGCCGATCTGAAGCGCATTTCTGATAACAGGATCAAGTCCTTCACCAGAGCGGGCACGCATAGCATTCCAGAATGCTTTCCTGTACTCATCGGAAGCTCTGCCGCTTCTGGTCTCCGTGCCTGGAAGTGTAGGTCTACCCGTAAGAGGTGTGTTCAGGGGCTTTGAAAGCTCACGGTCGAGGGCTTCCTGCTTTTCCAGACGGTCGATTTCATTACCGAGTGCGACCACATCAGCCTCCATCTTGTCATAAATGGCGGTATCCTCAGCTGAAACGATGCCGTCCGCACCACGTTTGGTATCGAGAAAAGCCTTAGCTGTTTCCCATGCTTTTGCGCGTTTTTCACGCAGTTCAAGAATTTTGTTCATAGTATTTCCTCCTCAAAATTAGTGTTGAATTAAAGAGAGCCGCTTCTCCAGCGACTCGATCGGTGTACCTGTTTGTTGTTTAGGTAGCTTGGGTTTTACCTTATCCAGCAGAGAGTTGGTAACGGCTCTGCGGCTGAAAGCGTAGGTAAAGTCCTCGGTCTGAAGACGTTTCTTTTCGTCGTCCAGAATGCCGTCTGCAAAGCCAAGCTCGATGGCTTTCTTTGCATTGAGCCATGTTTCCGCATCCATTAAGTGGGACAGCTTTGCCCGCGACTGGCCTGTTTTGATCTCGTAGGCGTTGATGATGCTTTCCTTAACCTCCGAGAGCATGGAGATGGCCTTTTGCATTTCCTCGCTGTCGCCGATTGCCACGGTCAGCGGGTTATGCACCATCATGAGAGCAGTCGGTGCCATCAGTACGGTCGTTCCGGCCATAGCGATTACGGATGCAGCAGATGCTGCGATACCATCGATCTTGACGGTGACCTTACCTTTATAATCCATGAGCATGGTATAGATCTGACTTGCCGCAATGCAGTCGCCGCCGGGAGAGTTTAGCCAAATAACAATATCACCCTCACCGGAAGTCAAATCCGCTTTAAATGCCTTAGGGGTGACATCATCGTCAAACCATGACTCTTCGGCAATCACGCCGTCAAGGTAGAGCGTTCGGACGCTGGTATTATCATCTCGCGCCCAGTTCCAAAATTTCTTCATTCGTTTTCCTCCGTTTCTTTTATATTTGCGAACGCACCTGCGTCCTGCAGTTTAGTCATCGCGCCGTTGATCAGGTAGAGGTCGCCACCGATCTCTGCCGGGATGCGATCCAGATTCTCAAGCTCCCTGATGTCGTTAGCGCTCATCCATCCGTTCTGACGTGCGGTAGCGTAACCGCTCATTCGGCTTACATAGTCGCCTCGAAGCAGCCCGTCCACATTGAACTTTATAAACATCTTCGGTTTTTCGCTCTCCATGAGTAAGGCGCGGCACATAGATTGTTCCCATCGCACTACCCAAGGATCAAGTGTGTATTTGACGAACTCTAACGATTGCTGTTCGATGTTTGAAAAAGACGATTTTTCAAGGTCAGCCAACATGTGAGGTGGCACCCTGAAAATACGGGCGATCTCATTGATCTGAAATTTTCTTGTCTCCAGAAATTGAGCCTGTTCCGGTGATATCCCGATGGGTTGATACTTCATTCCTTCTTCTAGAACAGCTACCCGGTGCGAGTTCCCGCTCCCCTGATAAGCTGCGTTCCAGGACTCCTTAATTTTTTGCGGGTCCTTGATGGTACCGGGGTGTTCCAGAACTCCGCCCGGAGCAGCACCGTTCGCGAAGAATTTTGCACCGTATTCCTCTGTAGCAATGGCCAGTCCCACGGCATTTTTCGCCATCGCAATGGGAGAGTAACCAACCAGACCGTCAAAGCCGAGGCCAGGAATATGAAGAACGTCCGTGGGAGACAGATAGACTTGACTGTCCTTACCAAGGGAGGGAATATCCTCGTTACTGCGCTGGTACAAATAGAAAAGCCGACCGTTTGAATCACGATCGACTGTCATTTTGTTTGGCATCAGCGGATAAAGCGCAACGACGTCGCCACGGGCGTTTCTAATGATCTGCGCGTAGGCGTTCCCCCACAATAAAAGATGACTCATCAGCGTTTCTCTAAACGCAAAGGAAGTCATCTCAGGATTCGGCTCGTCATGAAGCAGCTTGTACAGTGGGTGTTTGAGGTATTTTTCCTTGCCTCCAGAATCGTTATATTGATAGATATGGAGCGGAAGCCCCGCCAGTGTTTCAGATAATATCCTCACGCAGCTGTACACTGCTGTCATTTGCATGGCCGTCTGCTCATTGACCGGTTTGCCCGCGCTGGTGCTTCCGAAAAAGAAGCTGTAGCGACTGCCACCAAGGGCATCTTTAGGCTTGTCGCGCGCCTTGAATATTCCTTGAAGTATTCCCATAGACATCACTCTCCTTTACTAAAAAACAAGCAGGCCACGATCGTCATAGACCGAAGCGCCACTTTCATTGCCGCATCTAATCGCCCGATCAAGCGCCATAATGGTGGCGACTGCGCCGTCGATTTTCTCGGTGGATTTCTCTTTGTCTGCTTTGATATTGCCTGCCGGATCGGTGCGGATAAAGATGTTGTCCATCATCCAGCGCAGGACCGGGTGACCGCCATGGGCAAGCTTTTGTTCCAAAGTTAGCTTCATCAGTTCTTTGGTTGGCGGGCTCATATCCTTGAAGCCCTGACCGAAAGGAACGACTGTGAAGCCCATACCCTCAAGGTTCTGGACCATCTGTACAGCACCCCAGCGGTCAAAGGCGATTTCGCGGATGTTGTATTTCGTACCCAGCTCCTCAATAAAGCTCTCAATGAAGCCATAGTGGACCACATTGCCTTCGGTGGTTAAAAGGTAACCTTGCTTTTTCCAGACATCATAATTCACATGGTCACGCCGCACACGCAAATCGATGTTGTCCTCAGGTATCCAGAAGAACGGTAGAACGACAAACTTGTCATCTTCGTCCAGTGGCGGGAATACCAGGACAAAAGCAGTAATGTCGGTGGAAGAGGAAAGGTCAAGCCCACCGTAGCAAACCCGTCCCCGTAAAGCTTCTGGGTCGACCGCAAAAGCGCAGGCATCCCATTTGTCCATCGGCATCCAGCGTACAGCTTGTTTGACCCATTGGTTCAAGCGAAGCTGCCTGAAGCTATTCTCCTCGGCGGGATTTTGGCGGGCTGACTCAAAGGCCGCCTTGACCTTATCTAGGCCGACTGTAATACCGAGGGAGGGATTGGCTTTTTTCCACACCTTTGGATCTGTCCAGTCATCCTCTTGTGCAGCACCATATATGATCGGATAGAAGGTCGGGTCATGTTTTCTACCGTCGATGATATCCAGCGCCTTCTGATGAACCTCCCAGCAGATGCTGTTCTGATTGTCTCCGGCGGTGGTAATTAAAAAATAGAGCGGCTGCATCCTCGCATCGCCGCTGCCTTTGGTCATAACGTCGTAGAGCTTTCGGTTTGGCTGGGTATGAAGTTCATCGAACACCACACCGTGGGTATTGAAACCGTGCTTGTTGCCAACATCGGCAGACAGCACCTGATAAATGCTCCCGGTCGGTAAATAAGCAAGACGTTTCATGGAATCAAGAATCTTGACACGTTTCGCAAGCGCCGGACACATCCGCACCATATCCGCTGCGACGTTAAAGACGATAGACGCCTGATTGCGATCAGCGGCGCAGCCGTAGACCTCGGCGCGTTCCTCATTGTCGCCACAAGTCAGCAGTAGAGCAACCGCAGCGGCGAGCTCTGATTTGCCCATCTTCTTTGGTATTTCTACATACGCTGTGTTGAACTGTCGATAGCCGTTGGGCTTGATGGTGCCAAAGATGTCTCGAATAATCTGCTCCTGCCAGTCAATCAGCTCAAAAGGCTTACCGGCCCAGGTTCCCTTGGTGTGGGAGAGCGCCTCAATAAAGGACACGGCGTAATCGGCCAGAGCCTTGTCATAGATTGAATCCGATGCTTTAAATCGGGTGGGTTTATATTTCTTCAATTTTCTGATACGCCGTCACCTCCTTTGGCAGGGCATAAAAAATACAGCCCATCATGGCTGCATAACGAGGAACAGAGCCGGTCGGCTCATGTCCCAAGAAGCTGAAGTTTGTTTGTGTTAGCTATTTTCCTTATGCAGCAGGAGTTCAAGGGCAAGCTGCGTGTCTGAGTCGGCGGGCTCTATGTCCCAGCCCCTGTCGTAGTTGCATACGACCTTGCCATCACGCTTAAGCATCAGCTTGCTGATCCTGCCGCCGTCGATTCCAAACTGGGAACCTTCCTCGTAAACCTTCATCCAGTAATGAAAAATGCTGTTGTGAATCTTAAGGCTTCCTTCTTTCCACATGGTGTGCACTCCCTTCGTTTTTGTATGTGTATATTCGCTCTGAAAGCACACAATAGCAAGTCAATTCAGAGATATAAATGCACCAAATATCGTGATGAAAGGGATGTGTTTTACGCCTCGCCTGTCAGGATGAAGTGGGTATATTCCTTGCGGTTTTCTTCGAGGTACACGACCAGCTCATAAAAGCCCATGTCGTTCGCGATGCGCTGCACCGATACTACATCAAACATATTCGTCAGACCGGTGTCGCGTATGGCCAAGATCTGCTTTCGCACCTTATCGGTCATCGTCGCACCTCCGGCAAAGGTCCTCGCCATAGACCACGTTAAGTCCGCTGCCGTTGTCCCAACTAACTATGATGCTTGCTGTGTCATCCACACCGGTTACAGTGCCTTTGGTGCCGATGGGCGGAGCCTGCACATCATCCATGCGAAGAAGCTCAACGCGGCAACCGACCGGAAATTGACGGCGGATGCGATCGACTACTTCTTTATTCGGAAATCTCATCATCAGTTGCCTCCTTTCCATTCAGCAGGGCATTTACCGCTTCTACTACAGCGGGGTCGTCGGTAGCGGCGTTCAGGTCCTCTGCGCTGAAGCCCTTCTTCGCTCCCGTTCGAAATGCGGCGCTGCCGGTCAGGTTCCGAAGAAGTGTCCGGCGCGTTTCCTTGAACTCATCGCCAATGAAGCCGAGCCTAAGAAGGAAGCAGCGGAAGGCGTACTTCTCATTGTCCGTTTCTTTTTCCTTGGCAGTCACACGCTTATGGCTCTTAGCTGCATCAAGTAGATGCCCAAGGAAATGAGACGCTGCACTTATGACCTCAGGCTCCGGAATGCGATCGAACCAAGGGAAACGGATAAGCTCCTCAGTGACCTCAATTTCTAAGCTGTCAGAATCGAGCGCTTTTTTGATGAGCGTTGCTTTGCTGTCCACCATCCTGCGTAGGTTTTCAATCGCCGCTTGGGTGGTGTCCTTTAGTGGGAGCTCGATGCAAAGCCCATCGGTGACTTCCTCGGTCTCAGCTTCAAAGCCCATTTCAGAAAGGCGCTCGATAAGCTGCTCACCCTTGCCGCTATTGGTGTGGTCATCGAAGGAAAGAATGCCGTCCTTGCTGATGGTGAAGTTGTCCACCTGATAAGCACAGGATGGAACGCCGAGGTACTTGGCGTCGCTTTCGAGAATTTGCGCGATGGCCTGTACCAGTCGCTTGCGGTCGGGTCCGGTTACGTTGTACTTGATTTCCATTTTCAAAACCTCCTATCGTTTTGGTATGTACATACATCACTCTAAAGGCACCATATAGCAAGTGATTTTCGAGAAATATATGTGCCAAATCGGTCGGAGGAAGAGTTGGTTCATCATCAGCGGTGCCATCGTCAAGCCTTGATATCCTCGCTGACTGTCACCTCTACATAGGAGTAGAGCAGACCATCCCGCTGAACAGAAACCTTGTCGCTAGAGCCGACCTGTTCGATGTACCTTTTAACAATAACGTCGCAGAACTTCTCATCAAGCTCGATGGTATAGCAGGAGCGGTCAGATTGTTCACAGGCGATGAGGGTTGAGCCGCTGCCGCCGAATGGATCGAGCACCAGCGTGTTGCTCATGCTGCTGTTCATAATCGGATACGCCAAGAGCGGGACCGGCTTCATGGTAGGGTGATCGCCATTTTTCTTAGGCTTGTCGAACTCCCAGATGGTGGTTTCCTTACGACCGGTGTACCACTGATGCTTTCCTGTTTTCTTCCAACCGTAGAGCACAGGCTCGTGTTGCCATTGGTATGGAGAGCGCCCCAGAACTAACGACTGCTTCTTCCAGATGCAGCAACCGGACAAATAAAAACCGGCATCCACAAAGGCTCTCCTGAAATTTAGCCCTTCGGTGTCGGCGTGGAAAACATAGATGCTGGCGTCAGTTGCCATGACCGCTTCGGTGTTTGTAAAGGCATCGAGCAGAAAGTGGTAGAAGGCGTCGTTACCCATGTTGTCGTTTTTGATTTTACCAGCGCTGCCTTCATAGTTGACGTTGTAAGGTGGGTCGGTGATCACGAGATTGGCTTTGGCTCCGGCCATCAGCAGTTCAAAGGTGTCCTTCTTAGTGCTGTCACCACAAACCAGCCGGTGTCGTCCAAGGGTCCAGATATCGCCGAGCTTGGTGATCGGCGGTTCCTTTAACTCTGCTTCCACATCAAAATCATCATCGTGAATGCCGTCTTTGATACTATCCTTAAACAGATCGTCTAGTTCAGCGGGATCAAAGCCTGTGAGCGATACATCGAAGTCTGCACCTTGCAAATCTGCAATGAGTAGAGCCAGCTTTTCTTTGTCCCATTCACCGGAAATCTTGTTCAGCGCGATGTTAAGAGCCTTTTCCTTCTCAACATCCATCTCGACCACTACGCACTCGACTTCGGCGATACCCATGTCGATGAGCACCTTCAAACGCTGATGCCCACCTACAACACAGCCGGTCACCTTATTCCAGATGACCGGTTCGACGTATCCAAACTGTTCAATAGAGCGCTTCAGCTTATCGTATTCCGGATCGCCGGGTCTTAAGTCCTTACGGGGATTGTAGTCCGCAGGCAGAAGCTCGGCGGTTTTCTTTTTCTCAATCAGCATATTTCTTTACCGCCTCTCTTAGTTCGTTATAACGGTCCAGCCATTCCCAGCGAGAAAGCGTTCCGCTGAAATGGCCATAGGCTGCTGTATCTGCATAAATCGGATCTCGCAAACTCAGTGCTTCGATGATTGCCGCTGGACGCAGGTTAAAAACCTCAAGGACCGCTTTGCGAAGAATCTCATCAGAGACAGCACCCGTACCGAAGGTGTCAATCTCAACCGCAACAGGATCAGCCTTGCCGATAGCATAGGAGATGGCCACCTGACAGCGTTTGGCATAGCCGCAACGGACGATGTTCTTTGCAATAGCTCTAGCCATGTAGGCACCGGAGCGGTCAACCTTCGTCGGGTCTTTTCCAGAGAATGCACCACCGCCATGAGCAGCAAGACCGCCATAGCTATCGACCATAATCTTTCGACCAGTCAAACCGGTGTCAGCTGCAGGTCCGCCCTCGACAAAACGGCCGGAGGGATTGATGAGGATTTCGGTAGTATCATCAAACGCGAATTTTTCGAACACTGGCCACAGCACTTGGGAGATGATCTCACTGCGGAGAATCTCTAAATCCTTATCAGCGCGGTGCTGTACAGAAACAATAATCGTTTTGATGCGCTTGGGCTTGTCATCTTCATACTCGACAGTGACCTGGGCTTTGCCATCAGGACCAATGCCTTTGATGACGCCATTTTTCATGGTGCTATCGAGCTTTTGACAAATGCCATGAGCAAATACGAGAGGGAGCGGAAGTTTTTCTACCGTCTCATCTGTGGCATAGCCATAAACAGTACCTTGGTCGCCAGCGCCGAGCATGGAATACCAAGAGGTATCTCCAGCAC